CTGAGGCTGCTCGTGTAGCTGATGACTATTTTGATAGGATGGCTTTTTCAACTCGTGATTTAGCCAAAACTTTTGCCAATGTTTTAGGTGATGTAAAAGGATTAAATGTAAACGCTAATAAAGGAGTTGTAGCATTTAAACAGTTAAATACTATAGCAGATGACTTAGCTCGTCATCAAGAAGGTATTAATAAATTAAGTGCTAAAGATTTAGAAAACTTACAGAAAAAATTTAAGAAAAATAAAGATATCTTATTTAACTCTGTTGATATTATTAAAGCTAAAGGAGCTGAAACTGAGTTAGAAAGAAATTTAATAAGAGAATATGATGAAGCTGTAGCTAAAGGATACGATAGACTCCAAATTGAAGAAATATTAGGTAAAAAAATAAGTGATTCTTTAGAGAAAGAAAAAAATATCACTAAGGAACTTAATATTAGAGGAGCAGTATTACAAGGAGCAGCTGGGTTAATGGATAAACTTGGGTTAGGTGCTTTTACCCAAGTTATGAATCTTGAAGCCGCTAATGAAGAATTAAAAGAAGAATATGAGCGTACAGGTGATTTAAACGCAGCATTTAAAAAAGCAACTAGTACATTATTTGATGGACTAAAAAGAGCATTAAATGATCCAGCTACAAGTTTAGCTGTGTATAGTTCAATAGCTAAAAAAGCATTTAGTTCATTAGGTAATGATCTAAAAAATTTATATAGTGGTTTCTTAGAAGTAAATAAACAAGTAGCTGGTTTAGGAAGATCATTAGGTACTAGTACAGAACAAGCTAAAGTATTAATTGGTGAAGCTAAGAGTGTAGGCCGCGAAATGGGTGATGTAACATTCACTGGAGCGGATTATGCTAAATCAATGGCTGCAGCTGCTGAATCTTTAGGATTACAAGTTCAGTTAAGTGGAGAAACTTATCATGAGTTAACCAAGATGACTGAACAAATGGGATTACAAGTAGATGAATCTACTCAAATATATAAGTTAGGAGTTTTAAATAATCAAGAATTAAGTGATACAAATAAAACTATAGCTGCTGGTATTGTTCAAGCACAAAGACAATTTGGAATACAAGTTAATGCTAAACAAGTATTTGCTGAAATAGGAAAACTAAGTAAAGCTACATTAGCTAATTTTAAACAAAATCCAGAAGCGTTAGCTAAAGCAGTAGTACAAGCAAAATCATTAGGTTCTAGTTTAGATAAAATGGATGCTTCAGCTCAATCACTTTTAAACTTTGAATCATCAATTCAAAATGAACTTGAGGCTGAATTATTAACTGGTAAAGCTATTAACTTAGAAAAAGCCAGAGAAGCAGCTTTAAATAATGATCAAGTTGGATACATGAATGCTATAGCTGAACAAACAGGTAACATTCATGAGTTCAACAAAATGAATAGATTACAACAAGAAGCTGTAGCTAAGGCTCTTGGTTTCTCAAGAGAAGAATTAGCAGGTATGTTAACTGAACAAGAAACTTTTAATAAGTTAGGTGATGTAACAGGTAAAACAGCTGAAGAACAACTTAGAATAGCTCGTGAAAGAGGATTAAGTGAACAAGATTCTTTAGTTGTAAGTTTACAACAACAAGCTTCAGCTGAAAAATTAGAAAAAACATTCCAGAGTTTAAAAGAAACTATTGCTGGTTTAGTTGAAGGTCCACTAGGACAAATGGTTGGTAGTATAGCTGAGATGTTAAATTCAACAGGTGGTATAGCTACAATTATTGGTGTTTTGGCTGCTAGTGGTATAACTAAACTTTTAGTTGGATTTGGATCATTAATTAAAGCAGCTAGAGCCTTAAAGGCATTAGAAATAGGATCAGCTATAGCATCAGGTTGGAGAGCAGCTTTCAGTAGTCCTGCTTCATTACTCACTGGAGGTTTAGCTGGTTTAGCTTTAGGAGGTGTATTAACAGCAGCTATTATGTCTTCTGTAGGTAGTGCCAAAGCAGACGATATGTTTTCTGGTTATGGTGACAGAACATTAATAACACCTAAAGGATCATATGCTTTAAACAATAATGATACTGTAATTGCCGGTACAAATCTATTTAGAGGAAATGATGTAATATCAGGCCCAGTGGATTCAATTAATTTAACTGGCGGTGTAGAATCTAAATTAGAAGCTATGACAAGAAGTATAGCTGATTTAGCATCAAGACCAGTGACAGTTAACGCAGGTACTGATGCTATTTTACGACTTCAGACAGCCCAATCACAATATGGTGCACCTAACTCATTTGCTTAACATATTTATATCAAACATTAAAACGTAACAAGATGTCAATAAGAAACCAATTAAATGGTACTACACCTCAGGGTTTAAGTTTACAAGGACAACCTGGTCCTAACTTTGAAAATGAAGGACAACGTACAACTTCAAACATTCAAGCTTTAGCTAATTCTAATGCTTTACAAGCCTCTCAAGACTTGTTAACTGGAAGAGTACAAGGTTCATTCTTAGTCCTCAATCAAATCCTCCAGTGTCTGTACCGGATAACTTTGCTGGTAGACCTTACTATCCATCTTTAGGTGGAGTTTATAGAGATAAAGGTCCTCGTGATGGTAGATACTAAAATAAAATTAGTGAATGCCGTTTATCACTCTAAATAATAACTGGAGCAGTTATGCTCCATACTATAATAACACCAATAATAATGGTAGTTTTTCTGGTACGGCTAATGCTCCAAATGTAACTAATACTCAAAAACCAACTATTCCAACTGATGGTAATCAATATAGATTAGCTGATGATGGATTTATACGTGGTGGGGCTTTAAATGTTGCTCTAGCAGTAAGACAAGATGTATCTCGTCTGGGAAGATTTGTTACAAGAGGAACAGATAACAACGCTAGAGGTGTTTTATTTTTACTTAAACAAGTTGGTTTACAATTATCTAATCCTAGACTAGAATGGAGAGGAAACCCAAATACACCTCCTCCATTATTAGGTGGATTTAACCGCCAATATACTGGTATTGGTACTGCTTTATCTGTAGCAGGAACTGCTTTTGGATTACACTTTGACCAACCAGGACTTTTAGGTAATGTTCAAGATACTCAAAAATATGGCGGTGATGTTGATAGTCCTGTAGGTGGAGTAGCTTATTTTAATAATTTTGGATCTGACGGTTTAGGTAATGGTACAAATAATTTTTCTATCAATAAAGATGCTAGAAATAAACTTCTTAGATATACTTCTAAAATAACATCTCCAACTGATCCAAATGTGGATAATATTGTTTTAGATCGTTATTTAGGAGGACCTAATTCAGTTTATGGTATTGGTCAAACTACTGTTAGATCTTATTTTGACAGAACAACAATACGAACTAATGATCTTCCTACTATTAAACCAGTAATACTACCAGGTCAACTAGTCCCAATAAACATTCCTATAGGAGGAAGATTAGGTACTCTATTAAATGGTTTTACACCATTAACAAGTGAAGAACTAGGTGAACAAACTAAAGCTTTAGTTGATCCAATAACAAACGCAGTTAACTTAACTTCTGTTTTAGAAACATCTCCATTATATGGTATTAATGATGTTAATAATAATATTGAAGCTAAATTAGGTGTTTCTACACCTAGTAAAGTTGACTCTATTAACGTTATTAAAATTGTTAATAGTAAAGTATTTTATATAGATAATAAAAATAAAAAAACAAGTGAAGTTACTGACGCTATATCTACAGAAGTAAAAAATATAGTAGATGGAGATTTTGGTAAAGACTTAATTAAATTTAGAATTGAATTTTTAAATAATAATGTTTTAGGTGCTCAAACAGACAGTGGTACTATAGTGAATACAGATGTATTAGCTTTTAGAGCATACATAGATAGTTTTGATGATGGAATGACAGCTAAATGGAGTCCATATCGTTATATGGGTCGTGGTGAAGAATTTTTTGTGTATGATGGATTTACAAGAGATATAGGAGTAGCTTTTACAATATTTGCTCATACTAGAGCTGAATTAGATCCTATATATAATAAACTAAATTATCTAATGTCAACATTTACTCCTGATTACAGTTCTCAATTAAAAATGAGAGGTAATATAGGATATTTAACAGTTGGTGATTATATATTTAGACAACCAGGTGTGTTCACAGATATTAAAATAGGTGGTTTATTTGATGGCCCATGGAATGTTGGATTAACTAACAATGATTTTCGTGAGCCTATAACACAACATTATGGTGATAATGAATTACCAATGATGTTAAAGATAAATTTATCATTTAAACCAATACATACTTTCTTACCTAGAAAAACAACAGCTAACAGCTTTATACCATTTATTGGTGTGGATCGTAAAGCATATCCTTATAAAGAAGTACCATCAAGTTAAAAAAGGTAAGTTAAGTTCATATTTATTATTATGGATCGCTATGAATTTAACAATATAATTAAAACGGAAAATACACCGCGATATCGTTCATCAACACGATATCCAAATATTCCTTTATCAATAGATGACGCTTATATTATCACTCAATATGGTGATAGACTAGATAATTTGGCTTACCAATTTTATCAAGACTCATCATATTGGTGGATCATATCAGCTGCCAATCCTGATTTACCTAAAGATAGTTTATATCCACCTTTAGGATATCAACTGAGAATACCAATATTTGACGCTGATATAATTAGAAGTTTGGATATATTAAACGCTTAATTAAGTTATGTCTATATTTAAAGACACATTAAAACAGTATGTTCAAGATCAATTAACTGCTAGACAGGTTGTTGTATCACAACAAGGTAAACCTGGTCAACAAGTTGGCAGTGTATATCGTGATGATAAATTTTTACGTTATGTAGCTGGAAAGAATGCATGGGTTAAAATGCAATCTTTTGTTGATTGTTACAATCCAATATTTGATAATAACAGTAATATTACTGGATATGAAGGAGTAAAAATAGGTACTAAAACATATAAAGGATCTGAATTAGCTAGAAAGTATATTTTAGAAGGAGGAACATTATTTGAAGAAAAAGATAATCAAGGAATTGGTACAAATAAATTTACTTTAAGATCTGGTACTGGTAAAAGAAGTAGCGCCTATGCTTCAGATATTGACTTAGGAGGAGACAGACCACTTGGATATAGACCATTGCCTGGTATTACTTCTATTCAGATAAATAACAAATCAGCTTATGGTTCATTAAGAGAAGCTACTGTTAAATTCTATGCTTGGGATAAACATCAATTAGAAGAGTTAGAATTATTATATATGAGAACAGGTTACTCTGTTCTTCTCGAATGGGGATGGTCTCAATATCTGCAATCAGGTAAATTCATTAAAAAAGATGATGGAACTGAGAATTATAGTAATACTTTAGATAATGTATCTATAAGAAATTTTGATACTCCTACTATTGATATTTTTTATGATAATGATATAATATCACCTCCCAAAGATATCACATCAGATGAAGTTATATATAGAAAAATAGAATCATTAAACCAATCAACAAATGGTAATTATGATGCTATGTTAGGTTATGTTAAGAACTTTTCATGGCAATTAATGGAAAATGGAGGTTTTGAATGCACAACAGTATTAATATCTAGAGGTGAGGTTATTTCAACTTTAAAATTAAGCAGCAATGGACCTTCTTTTATATCAACATTAGATGCTTCAACTTCTACCCCACCATTATCTTTGTTTGAATCATTAATGTTGAATTATTCAGCTGTAATTAATGCAGCTGAGTTTATAAATAGTAATGATCCAAATAGAGTAGGACAATTTGCCACAACATCAAGTGCTGTGACTAATAATTCAGTATCAGACTTTAAAAATGATTTTAAAAATAGACTTGAAGCTCCTTTATATGCTATTTCAGGTTCAACAACAGCATTATATAATAAAACAATTCAAAGTGATTTATACCCATCTGATGGGGATACTTCACTTTTTGGTAAATTTCTTTTAACAGATGGTAATGTTGATGGCGTTGGTATTGAATATATTAAAATGGATTATTTTATAGCTCTTTTAAATTTATATTTTAATTTTAAAGATGTTAATAATAAAACTATATCTCAAATATTAATACCAAATGATACACCTTGTTTAGCTAGTAAAAATTCAGTTTCTGTAGATCCAAGTACATGTATTATATATAATAGTAAAGCTACTTTTATAACAGGTTTATCTCAAGGTGCTTTACCTAAAACAATAACTAAGTATGATCCTAATACTAACACATATTATATTGATGTCGCTAGTACTGTAAGTGATGAACAATTTTTAGATGATAACACTTTAGGTAAAATAGGTAATATTTTTATAGCTATACCTAAAATACTTGAAATATATCGCTCTGAGTCAGGAGGTACTACTGATGTTTCAGTTATATCTTTTTTAAAAACATTACTAAATAAAATATCTCAAGCTTTAGGTGGTATAAATGATTTTCAATTATATACAACTAAAAGTTCAGCTCAAATAATTGATATTAAATATTTAGAAAAAGGAGCTGGTAAAACAAAATATGAATTTGATTTATTAGGATTAAAAAGTATATGTCGCGATGTTAAAATATCATCCCGAGTATTTGAATCTCAGTCTACTATGATGGCTATAGCTGCCCAATCAGGCAATGCTAATGTAGGTGATTTATATTCATCAACTCAGAATTATTTTAACCGTGGATTAAGAGACAGAATAGCACTTGATAAAGTAATATGGAATGATAAATACCCAACTTACTTTGATTATATAAAGAAGATATTTACTAACTTAGTTGTATTACAAAATTACATTAATAGTAAATGTATAGGTGTTGATACAGGAGGAAGTTTAGCTAAAATAACTTATCCAACTCCAACTGAAATATCTAATGCTTCATCTTTATTAAAAACATTTTATCTTCAATTAAATGGAGATGATATAAATTTCAAAGCTATTATTCCATTTGAACTAGAAATAATATTAGATGGTATAGCTGGTTTAGTACAAGGACAAATTTTTAAAATTAATAAAAATATATTACCATCTCAATATAGCTCTAGTAACATAGGATTTATTATAACAGGATTATCTCATAGTTTGCAAAATAATGACTGGACAACAGTGGTTAAAACTCAGGTTTGTCTTCTAGATAATGAAAATATTAAACAAGAGTTAGTTGATTTAAATAAACTTAATGAAGAATTAGGTAAACTTATTGAAAGAAGAGAATCTAATATTATTTTATGGAGTGTATTAGCTGATTATATGACTAAAATATCTTTAGATGTTTATGGATATACTAAGAGTTATGTTGATTCTAATAAATTAAGCACATTAACTTGGAAAGATACAACTGATGCTTTAGCAGATGCTGGGGCTAAGTTTTTTAATGAATCAGATAAAGATCATTACTTTTTTGCTTACAATACTTATGGAAGGTATAGTAATATTAATCGCCGTAATGAAGACACATATGAAAGTGCTAAAATTAACTCAACAACATTTGGAGATATATTTGAACCAGATATAGCTAAATTCTATACCAATGTTTGGAGACCAGCCGCTATAGCTAAAGCAACCAATGATGGAAACACTGATTTAGTTACAAAACTAAATAATTTAAAAACACTTGATGATGTTAGAGCGTTTGCTGAAATAACAGTAAATGGACAAAACAGAATTGTATCTGTTCCTGTAATAACATCTAATCTTGATAAATTTTTATCATTTCCATTAAAACTTAATTCATCACCAAATGATTGGTTAAAAGATTCATTTGTATTTAGAAGTCCAGATTATGTTGAGTTTACTAAAAGTAATACAACTCCAACAGGTGGTGTACAATATACTTTTAATAATAATGCTTTAGTACAAGATGGGCTTTTCATATCAACATCAGATCCACAAACTTTTTATTATAGATTTCCAAAAAATAATAGTGATTTATTTAAAATATATTATAATTATATAGTGGACTCTGGATTTTTTAATTCAATAGATGCTCAATTCCAACCAAGTAAAACAGAATTAAACGCTGGAAAAGTATTTTCTATATATTAATCATGTACACACCAGTATCAAATATTATATCTAGTGGGTTTACTAATGGAGGAGACTTTATTATTAAATCAAATGGTCAATCCTATAGTGGATATTATTTTACAACTACTGATAATAAGTTTTATACTGGACAAACATGGACTAGTAATAGTGTTGAATTAGAAAGTGTATCTCAATCATCTAACACTAATATATTTGGAGGCATTTACTCTACACTTAATCCAAACTCATTACCTAAAACAGCATTTACAGCTGATTTTATAATACCTACACAACAGGACTATAATAATGGTTATTTCATACGATTTGTATTAAAACCAACTATTAGTACTCGATTAAACGATTTTATTGAGGTAAAATCTGATAAATATAATCAAGTAATTCAAAGTAATGATTTACAAACATTATATAAATTTGCTAATGTCACTTGGAAATTAACAGGTCCATTACATGATACTTATAAAGATAATATCAGAATAGCCTCAGGTATAATTGACACTAACAAAAGATCAATTCAAGAGGCTGAAAAGTTTATACCTAACTTATCTCTATATTTCACAGACTTAATCCAGTTTGGTAAGCCAAGTTAACCTTGTTATATTTAACCTATAATAAAGGTTATGTATTACATTGTTGAAACAGAAGAACAACTTAAATACTTAGGCAAACCAGAATCAAACAAATGTTTTGTTAATATTATCACAACAAATGATAATCGCCATCCATCTTTAACTAAACCATGTTTAGTATATTATAATGATGGAGAAAAAGGTTATATATTACCTATTGACCATAGTGAAGCATTTAAATTAGATTGGTTAACAGTCAAACAATTTATATATAGCATTGAGAAAGTATATGTGTTAGACAAGAAATTTCATTTGTATTTCTTATCAGGTGATAATTTAATTGATGTTAATTTTAATGATTATGTTGATGAATCACAATTTGATACTAAAGTACATACTGACTTTAATCGTGAAAAATATTATATAAATGAATTAAACACACTGATACCAATACCTAAACATTATGAGAAATGGGAAAAAATATACACTAGTGTGATAGATAAATTACTTCTTTCTAAGTGGCATGGTGACAATTCATTTTTAAATTCTCATTATACTGAAGTATTTTATCAAATTGAGAAAAATGGTATAGGTATTGATCCACGTAAGTTTAATAAACATTTTGAAACTACTTGGAAAGATAATTCGATTTACGGGAATACAGTTTACACACAATATAATTTATATAATTTAACTACTCGTCCGTCAAACGCCTTTAATGGCGTTAATTTTGCAGCTTTACCTAAGGACGGCGCACGTGAATCATTTGAACCAAATAATTATATATTTGTTGAATTTGATTATAGTGCTTACCATCCACGAATCATTGCTAAGGCAATTGGTTATACATTTGAAGGTGAACCATATGATGAAATACCTAAAGAAATAATGTTTCAAAACATATATGGTGGTATTAGAGATGAATATGCATGGTTTCCATTTTTTAGTAAATTAAATGAATGGTTAGATAAACAATGGCAGGATTTTAAACATACCAACCATTTAAAATTACCTAGTGGTCCTAATATATGGGCTGGTCAAATAAAAGAACCAAATAAAAATAAAATATTAAGCTATCTAATCCAGGCTTACGAAACATATTATAACACAATGACATTACAGCGTGTGTTAAAACTACTATATAGTAAAAAAACTAAAATAGTATTATACACATATGATTCAATATTACTGGATGTAGCTAAAGAAGATATTAAACTATTACCAAAAATTAAACAAGAATTAGAAGCTGATGGTTTTCCAACTCGCATGAGTATTGGCGAGAACTATGGTGCTTTAATTAAAAAATAACATATTTATGACATGGAATTTAACAATAGAGGAATTGGCAAACAAGTTATTCGCAACCTTCTCAAAGAAGGAAGACATAAATCAAACAATTGAGGTTATTACAGCCCGCTATTCTATCTTATTCAATAAAATTTTTATTTTAGAGTCTAAGGATAGTGATGAATTTATCTGCACATATAATATTGATCCAGGTAATTTAAGTACAACCACTGTATTACCTAATACTATATTATTACATCGCAAGAAAGAATCAAATACATTATATACCATTAATGCTTTAAATACTTTAATTAAAACATTGAATAATGGTTACGCTGATCCTAATTATAAAGTTGAGTGGAACGATTACAAGAATACCATTTTATTAACAAATGGTCCTGATCTTCGTAAGTTGGAAACAACTATCTATAAGATTATAAATCTCTAAGTTTGGCCTTTGGCTTAACTTATCTTATATTTAATTCTAAAATAATAAACAGTTATGGATTTAGCACAAATCAAGCAACGTATGCAATCGTTGCAAAACAAAGGTAAAGGCGGCGGAAACAAAGATGACCGTGCCAAGAATTTCTGGGTTCCACCAGTTGGTAAATCAGTGATTCGTATTGTTCCATCTAAATTCAACAAGGCAAATCCGTTCAAAGAAGTAATGTTCCATTATGGTATTGGAAACAAAACCATGTTGTCATTAACTAACTTTGGAGAAAAAGATCCAATTGTTGAGTTTGCACAGCAACTTCGTAAAACTAGTGACAAAGAAAATTGGTCATTAGCTAAGAAGATTGAACCTAAAATGAGGGTGTTTGTACCTGTTATTGTCCGTGGTGAAGAAGACAAAGGTGTTCGCATGT